CGCATGCGTGTCGTGCGATAATCGCAGTCTTCACACACATAGTCATAGGTTGGCATAGCAGGCTCTGAACGAAAGGGATGGCTCGCCCAGCGATGCTGGGCTCGCCACTAATGGGCTAGGCACGTCCGGAGGCAACCAGCCACGACTGGTATTCCTTAGACTCTTTAGCTATCGACATTGCCCGGCTAACCGCGGCGACATCAGCAAAGGCAATGTCTAACGCCGGGCTGTCCACATAGAACAGCCGAATCTGACCCCGTTTGACCTCGACATCGACGTGGTCAGAGACTTCCTGAATCTTGGCCAAGTTGCACTCCTAGCAAGAGTTATGCCATACTAAGACTAGGGAGACCCCCTGACCGCACCCCGTTCCTGCCATACCTCCCTCTGGCAGTCGAGTCGAGGCGCGTCGGGGGCTCCCTAATGCTTATTCGGCCGGTGGCGGAGGAACCGTCTTCCGCTTCGGATACTTGCGAATCAACCGCCGAACCCCCGTCCAGACACAGTTCTGCCGCTCGATACGGATGTCTTCACCCGTCTCCACGATGGTGAATCGAATCGTCGTGTCTGAGATGCTGAAGTTGGCCGCGGCATTGTCGTTGATGGTCCAGCCCATCGTGCCTGACGGCGGGTAGGCGATTTCGATGTCGATGACGGCGCGTTCCTCGAATTCTTCCGGGGTCGTTAACTCCATCCGTTCCTTCCAGCAAAAGGCGTGCCAGTGAAGCACACAAAACCCAAGACCAAGCGCACCTATAAGCGCACAGGGCGCACCACGAAAGACGAGAAGGAAGTCATCAAGGCTGTCGTGAGACAGGCAGGCGGAGACCTCCCGATAGATGAGACGAGAGCCCTGGCCAAAGTGTTCAAGCGGCCGGTCGGCACCGTCAAGAAGTTGATTGCGCAAGCCAAAGAGAATCTGTCGGCCGATGCCGAGTTCTACGTGGACACCCATCGGCAGGTCGTGGAGACCGCGTTCATCGCGGGGGCAGCGACATTCAATGACAAGCTGCTGGAAACGGCCCGCAAGGGCTCGGCGTGGGCCATCGAGAACATCAGTGGCGAAGGCAAGCGGTTAGTCGAGAAGCAGGAGTCGGGTCCGCAGGGCACGCGCATCATGATTGGTGTTCGGCTCAGTAACATGACTGCCCAACCCGAAACGACTATCAACCTGAAAGACGATGCGGTTGACGTTCAGGTGCTGGAATGAGTCGAGCCAATCTGCAGTTTGCCTTCGACCCGGAATTCCCCTTCCGCGAAGACCCCCACAACGACCAAGGGCAGTTCGTCGCGGTGCAGAATGACCTCGACCAATACGTGCTGCTGTATGACCCGTGGCCGCACCAGATAGCCTTCCATTCGACGGATGCGCCGAACCTACTGGCGTTAGGCACGCGCGGCACCGGCAAGTCCGTCATGTTGCGCTGGGACGCCATCATGCGCTGCATGACCATCCCGCACTTCCAGGCGCTGATTATCCGCCGCACGATGCCGGAGTTACGCCGGTCACATCTGGCGTTCATCGAACGCGAGATGAAGCTGCTGGGCGGCACCTGGCTGAAGACGACGTCCGAAGCGGTCTTCCCGAACGGTTCGAAGATCACCTTCGCGCACTGCGAGACCGAAGCGGACATTCTGAACTTCCTCTCATCGGAATACGGAGCCATCTACTTCGATGAGTTATCCACCTTCACCCTTAATCAGTTTCTGCAAATTAGTGCTGCTGCTCGTGCGCCTGAGACTGCAGGGTATACGGCTATCGTCCGTGCTGGTAGTAACCCTCTAGGGCTCGGTGCCGAGTGGATGCAGCAGTGGTTTGTAGACAAGTCGGTGCGGTTGGAAGATTACCCCGACTACCACCCCGATGACTTCCAGATGCAGTTCTCGACGCTGGAAGACAACCCGTCCATCGACGCCAAGGCGTATGCGGCTCGACTGAAGAACCTGCCGGACCATGTGCGACGCGCGTGGCTGCTCGGTGAGTTCGTGGTTGAAGGCGCGTATTTCAAGGACTTCCGGCCCATGAAGCGGCCGTGCACTGACACAGAGGATTGTGACCCAGTGGCGTGGCATGTCCGTGAAGACCTTCCGACCTACACCACCACGAGTCCTTACGGGGGCACGAATGAAGTCTCGCTGAACCACCTGGAATGGGTGTCGATCTACCGCGCCTTGGACTGGGGCTATGACCCGGACCCGGCGGTCTGTTTGTGGATTGCGGTGCTGCCGGATAAACGCGCCTTTGTGTTCAAGGAACGCAAGTGGGAACGGACATTGGCCCGAGACGTCGCGGAGGCTATCAAACGCGAGTCGGAAGGCATGAACATCATCGAGACCTTTGCAGACCCGTCGATGTTCCTGAAAGACGGCGCGGGGGTGTTCACCATCGCCGAGCAGTTCGAAAACGCGGGCGTGCCCCTGACCGCCTCGCTGAACGACCGGCGGCTGTTCGGGTATGCCGTGCATGATTTCCTGAACACGCTCATCAAGGGTCAGCCCAAGCTGCAGATTCTGAAGCACGCGGCGCGTGACCTGATTCGCACGTTTCCGATGATCCGCACGGACAAACTCGACCCGAACAAGATTGCCGATGGCGAGGACCACTGGGTCATTGCGTTGGCGTATTTCTGCATCGGGCTTGCGTCTCCGGCACAGGAACCTCACACGTCAGAAACGCCGCAATGGATGCGGCCGAAATCCAAGAGGAAGGTGATTGTTGGCTGATATGTCTGTTGCAGGCGTTGCGGACGGGAGCGAGACAGAGTTACCGGACCCGAACGAACAGGAATCGTCCCCGCAGGTTGACGGCCCGAAGACCCCGCAAAAGGTCATCGACTACTTCAAGAACCAGATTCAAGTCGCGAAGTCGCATCGCCGCACGTTCAGTAGCGAGTGGAAGCGCAGCGTGGACCTGCGGTTAGGCCGCATCGCGCAGATCAACACCAACGGCTACCCGATTACTGACGGGGATGACCTCCAGACGGAAATCAACCCGGACTGGTATCTGACCAAGACCAAGACTGCGAATCTCTACAGCCAGACGCCGCGGGTGCAGTTGACCCACGAGAACAAGATGTATCTCCCGGCGATTGCGCCGTTCAGCAAAGCCCTCAACTACGAAATCGGCGAGAAGCGGGCCAACCTGGGCGTGCCGATGGAAGAAGTGCTGAACGACGTGGTCAATGCGTCGGGCATCGGCGCGATCTTCGTCGGCTACGCGGCGCGATTCGTGGATGACGAGATTCCGAGCATCGACCTGAGCCCCTATTCGCCGGAGCAGCAGGCGGAACTGAAGGCCGCGGGCATGGTGCAGATGCTGCCCACGAAACGTCTGACGTCGTATCGGTTCTTCGGCACGCGGGTCTCGCCGACGGACCTGTTGTGGCCTGCGGCGTTCAAGGGCTCCAACTTCAACGACGCGGACTGGATTGGCCACACCGACATGATGGGGTGGGCCAACGCGAAGACCGAGTTCAAGCTGAATGACACCGACCGCGAGAAGGCGGTCAGCGGCGAACAGCAGGACACGCAAGACGACCTCCGCGCCCAGCCGGAGAAGGGTCAGTTGACGGCATTCGAAACCGTCAAGTATGACGAAATCTTCTACTGGCGGTATCGGGTGGACCCGGCCGAACCGAACTTCAAGGCGATTTGGCGCATGGTGTTCGTGCATGGTCTCGAAGCCAAGGGTCCGGTGGTCGATGAGCCGTGGTATGGCCAGAAAGCCGTGGACGGCACCTACGACCTGGTGGGCGCGACCAAGTATCCCATTCAGGTGCTGACGCTGACGTATATCACCGACAACCCGGTGCCCCCGTCAGACAGCGCGGCCGCTCGGCCTCAGGTCAATGACCTGCGTCGGTCCCGTCAGCAATACTTCCAGAATCGGATGCGCTCGCGTCCGGTGCGCTGGTTCGACGTCAACCGCGTGGACCGGGTGATTCAAGACAGCCTGATGCGCGGCGACTGGCAGGGGTTTGTCCCGACGAATGGCACTGGCGACCGGGCTATCGGTGAAATCGCCCGAGCGGCCTATCCGCCGGAAGACATGTCCTTCGACCGGCAGACGCAGTCGGACATGCAGGCCATGTGGATGGTCAGCAGCACCCAGTTGGCGTCGATGTCAACCGGCGAGAAGACCGCAGCCGAAGTCGAAACGGTGCAGGCGAAC